TCAGCGTCCGGCGCGCCTGAGCGCCTCCTGTTCCTTCTGGTAGTCGTCCCGGCAATCCGTATTGCAGAACAGCGCCCCGTGGGCAACAGCGTCATCGCAATAGAAGCAATGCCCGTCCGCCTCCAGCTGGGGCGTCTTACGTGCGTGCGCCATGGCTGCCTTGATGTCCTGGGCGATGCGCCACTCGGCGCGGTCGGCTACGTCGCTCATGCTGTCTTCCCTTCCATGTTCCCCAATGTGTATTCTTCAAATTTCACGACCTCTTCTCCCATCCATTCGTTAAGCATTAAAAATTGCGATTGCAGCGGCACCAGCTCGTTACGGGCAAACACGCGGGCCGCTGGCTCCACGGCGCCGAAGCCGCCGGCATTGCTCGGCATGATCCCCATCAACTGCGGCGGCACGCGGTGCGCGGCTAGCAGGTCGTCCCTGGTCACGCCCTTGATATTGAAAAACTCATCCTTGGCCGCGACCTCGGACACCGGCAGGATCTGGATGCCGTCTTTCTTGCCACCTGGTGCGTACATGAAGACGTTACGAAAATTGCCCGGCCCCTTGCTGTCCTTCAAAGCATTGCGCATGTTGTCCACATCCTTGATGTTCTGGGCCGCGTCGGTCATGTAGAGGATGAAACCAGCGTGAGAGCCGTTCTTGTAATACTTGCGACGGAACAGCGTGGCCGATTCATTGAGCCAGGCCGACTGCAAGGCAGACAGGTACTGCGGCAATCCGTACACCTCCTGGTTCACATCCGGGTCCATCAGGTGGAATACGGCACCCTTGGCAAACTCATGTTCTTGCTGCCAGCCAGGCACAAAAAAATAGTTATCCAGATCCCGCCCGCGCCGCGTGTACTTCGCAAGGGAATGCTTCAGCTCCACCAGCCGCCCTGTGCGGCTGCTGCGCTTTTCTGGATAGGCATTGCCAAAGATCTGGAAATCCAGCGCAAGGCGTTTAAATGTCGCCAACGACAGATACTTGTTTGGCACAAATGTGGACGACAAGATGTTGACTTTGAAGTGAATGGCGCTGCTGTGGTGGACGCTGGCGTTAAACGACTTTGCCAGCCCTTGCCAGCTGATGGGTGGTTCGTACCACTTGCCATTGAGCCAGCACTCCAAGCTTTCCATAATGTCGGCGTGATCCAGCACCGGCGTCGGGTCGCCAAACGAAAACGCTTCGACGGATGGGGCGCCCTGTGCCGCTGGCACGGCGGCCGCCGGCGGCGCCGTCGCGTGCTGCCGTACCTGTTTAAATCGCTGTTTCTTCATGATGTAAAAATCTCCATAAATGAGGTGGTGCTTTCCGATACGCCTTCTATCGGTTCGTGATCGAGCGCGTGCATGCAAGCCCAGGCCAAGTCGGCGTGACCTGTCTCGGCGGTGCGGCCGGCGTCGAAAGTGACGTGCCGGCCGCTGGCGGTAATGGTTTTGCGGATTGCCATGAAGGCCGCCGACAGGTCGGTGGCGCCGGCGTCGAATTCGAGACGGCCCTTGCTGATGACGTCCTTGGCCTTCAGCACCATGCGGGTTTTGACTTCGGGCGAATAGTTGATCGCGGTGGCGCCAGGGAAGAACTGTTTTACGATGGGGAAAACGCCGATACCCATACCGGTGGTATCGATGCCGATATACTCGACGTTGTAGCGCAAGCTCATTTGCCGGATGGCTTCCGCCTGGGCGGCAAAGTCCATGCCGCGCCATTGGTGGCGCTCTAGTACGCGGAACTTGCCGCCGGCGACCAGCGGCGGCGCCAGCACCACGCAGCCGGCGCTGTCACCCGACAGCGAGGGGTCGTAGCCGATCCAGACCGGCCGATAGCCAAACGGCCGCTCTGCAAACTGCTTGACGTCTTCCCACACCTCCCAGGAATCGACCATGCAGGCTTCCAGCTCGGCCAGCGGAAATATCGACTTGGTGTCGTCGATAAAATTACACATCAGCAGGTTGTCGAACTGGTCGGGGCTGTATTCGTAGTCGCGCAGATGATCGAGGTCGAACAGATTGCAGCCGCCGGCCTCGGCGTCCAGGATGGTCACGATCTGGCGCCAGATCTTGTCCTCACCCGTAAAGCCGCTGGACAGCTTCAGGTGTGAGATATCGATCTTGGCCTTTTTTGCCTTCTGGAGCCGGTCGCTAAATTCCTTACCTGTCCAGAACGGGTACGCCTGGTGATTCATCGATGACGGCGTCGAAAAATAGGTTTTACGCCATTTCTTCTGAATCGCCATCCCTGACGCCACCTTGTTCAGCTCGGTAAAATTGTGGGTCCAGAAAAATTCGTCAAAATAGAAATTGCCGTGATAGCCCTGGGCGGTCCTGGCGCTGGTCCCCAGGAAATACAGGTGCGCGCCGTTCGGCAGCACAATCGGGTCGCCGGACAGCTCCACGCCAGCCGCCGACTTGGCGAACTGGACGATGTACTGCTTGAAGACGTGGGCCTGTGCCTTCGATGCTGATAGAAAAATCTGATTACGGCCGGTCGCCAGCGCGTCGGCCAGCGCCTCGCGGGCGAAATACCAGGTCGCGCCGATCTGGCGCGATTTCAGGATGATGCGCGTGCGCTCATGGCCGTTGCGATACCAGACTTTCTGATAATCGAACAGCGAATCGCGGAAAGCATCGAGTAGCTGGCTCTGCTGTTCTTCGCTGAATTCGTTGCGGGTCGGCTTCTTCTTTGGTTCAGCGTTACGCTTGTCCAGGTTCGGATTGAGATCCGCCTCGTTGCCGCCGCCGTCATAGCGACGCTTGCGCGACATTTGCACCAGGGAGCGCGTCAGTAAGTCGATTTCCTTGAAATCGCTGCCGGTCTTGACTTCCTTGCCGACCAGCTGGACCATGCGCGCTTCGATCTGCCCTTCCACGCGATCGATCGCCGTGGACAAGTGCCACTTGTCGCGCTCTTTCCAACTGGCGACGGTGCTGCGTTTGATCTTTAGATGTTTGGCAATCGAGGAGATACGCCAGCCCTGCCAGTACAGGCTGCGGGCGGCGTCGCGCATGGCGGCAGGATCGTTGGTAACGGCAGCCAGCTTTGCAAGCGTGCCTGGCGCGCGCGTGGCGCTGCGTTTGGCTGGCTTAATTTGGACAGGTTTGATTAACATGCCGCAAGCGTAGAGGGCAACGCCTGTAAAAGCCTCTGTCGGAAAGTCGGTAAGACTGTTATCAACCCGCTGCCGATTGTTTCCACGCGCAGCAACGCCGACCATGGCGGTATTCGAACTTCCCAAATACCGACACCATGGCAAAGACGACTTCCACCGCTCCAAAATCCAAATTCTTCCGCGTCGCCGTCGAAGGCGCCACCACCGACGGCCGTGTCATCGACCGCGCTTTCATTGAACAGATGGCCGCCAATTTTGACCCACAGGTGTATGGCGCCCGCATCTGGGTCGAGCACCTGCGCAGCACCTGGGCCGATGGCGCCTTTAAAGCCTATGGCGATGTAACGGCAGTCAAAGCCGAGGAAGTCGAGTTGGGCGGCGTCAAGAAGCTGGCGTTGTATGCGCAGATCTCGCCCACGCCGGAACTGGTCGCCATGAACAAGGCGCGCCAGAAAATCTACACCAGCATCGAAATCAATCCGAAATTCTCCGACACCGGCGAAGCCTACCTGGTCGGCCTGGCCGTGACCGACAGTCCCGCCAGCCTCGGCACTGAGGTTTTATCGTTCGCCACCAAGAACACCGGCAACCTGTTTTCGGCGGCGGAAGAAACAACGCTGGAATTCGAGGAAGCCCCCCAACCTGAAACCGAAGGAATCAAATTGTCCGACACCCTTAAAAATCTGTTGAGCCGCTTTACTAACAAGACCGCCGGCGACGATGCGCGCTTCACCGAGCTGAACGACACTGTCGAAACCTTGGCGACCCATGCCATATACAGCGCCGACCAGTTCACGACAGAAAAGACCCGCATCGATGTGCTGGAAGCCGCCTTGAAGAAGACGACCGAAGACTTCGCGGCATTCCGGCAGCAGGTCGAATCCACCGATGCGAATCACTCACACCGGCCTGCTGCAACTGGCGGCGACAACCTGGTGGAAACCGACTTTTAATTAGCGCCTGGCAATCCGTCCTAACACGAACACCGCCCCATACATACAGGAGTCACCCGCATGAAAAAAAATACCCGCGTTCACTTCGATAAATACACCGCCCGCCTGGCGCAGTTGAACGACACCGGCAACGTCGCCAAGACCTTTGGCGTCGCGCCCAGCGTGCAGCAAAAGCTGGAAACCAAAATCCAGGAATCCAGCGAATTTTTGAAGAGCATCAATGTCATCGGCGTATCCGAACAGGAGGGCGAAAAGATCGGCCTGGGCGTTTCCGGCCCGACAGCCAGCCGCACCAATACCGACAAGGGCGACCGCAAGACCCGCGACCTGACCGCCCTGGACGGCAAGGGCTATCGTTGCGAAAAAACGAACTTCGATACGCATGTCAAATATCAAACCTTGGACGCCTGGGCCAAGTTCCCCGATTTCCAGCAGCGCCTGGCTAACGCCATTTTGCAACGCCAGGCGCTGGACCGCATGATGATCGGCTTTCATGGTCGCACCGTTGCGGCCGATACGGATATCGACAAAAATCCGATGCTCCAGGACGTCAACAAAGGCTGGTTGCAGCATTACCGCGAACAGGCGCCGCAGCGCGTCATGCATGAAGGTAAAGAAGCCGGCAAGCTTGTCATCGGCGCCGGCGGCGACTATGCGAATCTGGACGCGGCTGTGTACGACGCGATTAATCTGCTCGATCCCTGGTATCAGAAAGATACCGGCCTGGTGGTGATCGTCAGCCGCAACCTGATGCACGACAAGTATTTCCCCCTGGTGAACACCAAGCAGGCACCGACCGAGACGCTAGCGGCCGATATCGTCATCAGCCAGAAGAGAATTGGCGGCCTGCCGGCCATCGCCGTGCCGTTCTTTCCGGACAACACGATTTTTACTACCCGCCTCGATAACCTGTCGATTTACTGGCAAGAGTCGGCGCGCCGGCGCCGGGTGGTCGAGAAGCCCGAGCGCGACCGTATCGAAAACTACGAGTCGTCTAACGACGCGTATGTGGTCGAGGATCTGGGCCTGGGCGCCGTGCTGGAAAATATCGTCCTGGTGGCCTAACGTGGACAATCTTTCTCCTGCACAGCGCCACAAGGCCCGCATCCTGGCCGAGCGCGCCGCCGCCGATGCCGCCCCTGGCGGCATGACCGGCGGCAGCGCCTACGAAATGATGCTCTACAAGTTGGCGAACGACCGCCGCAGCTTGAGCGCGATCCAGTCCATGGAACGCAAGATCGAAGTCAAAGCCACATTGCTACCCGAGTACCAGGACTGGATTGACGGCGTACTGGCAAAGGGCAACGGCGGCCAGGACGATGTTTTTACCGCGCTCCTGGTGTGGCATATCGACTGCGGCGAGTATGCGCGGGCGGTCGAGATGGCGCGCTATGCCGTCGCCCACAGGTTGACTTTGCCGGACCAGTTCAACCGCGATATTCCGACGATGTTGATGGATGAGTTTTCCGCCGCCTTCCTCAAGGGCAAGCTGGCCGGCGATCCGGTGGCCGCCGTCGAGATTCTGGCCCAGGTGCAGCAACTGACGGAACACTGCGACGCCCCGGACCAGGCACGCGCCAAGCTGCTGAAGGCCAATGCTTACGCGATTCTTGCCGTTCTTGACCGTGACGACGCCGAACTATTGAAGGCATCACAGTTGCCCTATGCCGAAGCGGCCCACGCGCTGATGGACCGGGCCGTGACCTTGTTTCCCGGCGTGGGAGTGAAACAAACGATGGATCGCTTGCGCGCCCGCATGATTAAAGCCGTCCCCGGCTAAACGAGCACCCCCTGGCGCACGGCGGCGCGGGTCGATGATCGAATCATTGCGATTTCTTTCTGACGCCCGCCCACCGCCGATTTATTGACGGATGACTTTTTACTTTTAACCCAATGAGTTTTATTGCTATCGCGTCACCTTCCGCCGGCGCCGGCACTTCCCTGCCGGAAGTGGGCAGCGTCGAAAACGACGGCTTCTATCCCGACATTGTGTTGCAGGACATGCGCAACAACATGCGCCTGGACGGCACCGTTACCAGCCCGCGACTGGTCCAGGCGATTGTGGCCGCCGTCCTGCATGTCAATGCGGAGCTGCGCGACTGGAAGCTATTACAGATTGCCGCCGGCTTCGCGGGCCTGGCCGCCGTGCCGGCGGACCGGGTCAATCGTGAAAGCGTCAACATTGCCCATTATCGGCGAGCCGTCTACTGCTGGGCCAAGGCAGATCTCACCGAGCACTACCGCGACTTTGACAGCACCGCGTCGTCCATGTCCGATAAAAAGATGATGGAAGCGCTGGATAACGCGCCAGAAGAACAGCGCCGTAATGCCCATTGGGCCATCGCGGACATCATTGGCCGGCCTCACGTTACGGTGGAACTGATCTGATGCAGGTGCGCGCCCAACAGCATGACACGCTGGACCTGCTGTGCTGGCGCCACCTGGGCGCCACCGCCAACGTGGTCGAGGCAGCGCTGGAACTCAATCCCGGCCTGGCCGACCTGGGGCCGATCCTGCCGCACGGCCTCCTAGTAACCCTGCCAGAACCTACCGCAACCCCTACTAAAACCGCCCAAGTCGTGAACCTTTGGGATTGATTGGAGCATTTACCTATGGCAGAACCCAGCACCACCACCCTGGTCGTCACCAGCGCCGCCGGCATCGGCTTGTCGACGCTGTTTCCTGGCATCGACGGTAACGCGCTGATTGGCGCTTTCGCCGGCGCCACGCTGGTGGCGATCTCCAGCAAGAACCTGCCGGTCCTGCAACGCCTGGCGTACATGGTCATTTCCCTGGCAATTGGCTACCTGGCCGCGCCGGAGGTCATCAGCAATACCCCGTTGAAGCAATCGGGCGTGGCCGCCTTCTTCGCGTCGGCGGCCGCCATTGCCCTGACGCTGCACGGTATCGACCTGATTAAAACCATTGAGCTGCCGGCCTGGCTGCGCAAAGGTGGCGGCCATGACTAAATATTTGACCTTGCTGGCTCTGCTTTCCTACGCCAGCACCTGCCTGCGGTTGCTGTGCTACCGGCGTGGCTTGGCGAACCACCGCTTGCATATTTCCCTGGTGGCCTGGTTGCTGATTGTTGCCACCGGCACCAGCGCCCTGGAGATCCTGCTGGGCCAAGGTCATCCCTCCTTCGGTCAAACCGCTATCGCTTTGACCTTATGCATCCTGGTGCATCGCGCTCAGGGCAACGTCGCTAACATTATTCGGGGATTTCAATGACAACCGCCACACCACTGACCACGCATTTCACGCTGGAAGAATTCACGCGCAGCGATAAGGCGCGCTCCCTCTCTATCGACAACACGCCGGCGCCGGCCGTCGTCGCCAACCTGCGGCGCCTGGCGAAGTTTAACGAGCTGGTGCGACTGGAGCTGGCCGGCGCGGCAATCATCATTTCCAGCGGCTACCGCTGCCAGTCGCTGAACCGGGCAGTCGGCGGCGCCGGCAACAGCGCGCACCTGGACGGCCTGGCCTGCGACTTTACGGCGCCGGCATTCGGCACGCCGATGGAGATCTGCCAGGCGCTGGAAAAATCCTATCTGCAATTCGACCAGCTGATCTATGAGCGCGTCGGCGGCGCCGTGTGGGTACACCTGGGCATTGCAGTCGAAGGCAAGACGCCACGCCGCCAGGTGCTGACGATCGACAGCCGCGGAACTCGGGTCGGCCTATGGAATTGATCGTCAAAAGCCTGATATCAGCTCTACTTGTCGGTGCGATGGGCCTGGTCATCTATGTGCAATGCAACGATCTGAAAGCGGCGAAGGAGCGGGCCGCGCGCGCCGAACAGGCCACACGTGACCGCGACGACACGCTCAAGACCCTGATGGAAGCGGCGACCAGGAACAAGAAGGCCGCCGCCAAGCTGCAAGCCGCCCGCGACAATATCGCGGCAACCCTCACCGAACGAGAAAACCTAATTGAAAGCCTTCAACATGATGATCCAACGATCCGCACTTGGGCCGATACTGCTTTGCCTGACGCTGTTGCCCGCCTGTGGGAGCATCCAGCCGTCACCGGCGCCGACGATTACCGCCAACGCCTGCCCAGCGCTCACGCGCTGCAACCTGCCGGCGGCAGCGCCCAGAACTAACGGCGCCTTGCTTCTTGCCCTGGAGCGCGCAGAGGCCGCGTGGGGCATGTGTGCGGCCAAGGTAGACGCCGCTGTTGATTGCCAGGAGGACGCCGAGCATGTACAAACCAAAAAGCCTTAGATCGCACCTGACCGCCGCCAGCGCCGAATTGCAGCAGAACCCCGATAAGCTGCTGATCTTTGCGGACGGCGGCAACGCCGTGGCGACCGGCACGGCTTCCCTGTCGTTTGAGTATCGCTATAAGCTGAACATCATCATCACCGACTACAGCGGTAGCGAAGATGCGCTCATGGTCCCGCTGTTGGCTTGGGTGCAGGTGCACCAGCGCGACCTGCTGGACAATGCCGAGCTGCGCAAGACCGGTATCGGCTTTAATGTCGATTTCAACAATTCCGAATCGATTGATCTGGAAATCACGCTGGCGCTGACCGAGCGAGTGGCCGTGAAACCAGCCGGCGCCGGCCGGCTGGAAGTATTGCACCTGGCCGAACCGCAGCCCACCCCCGCATATACCGCCGAATTCTGGCAAGCCTATGCGGGCGACGCGCTCCTGGCTGAATGGCAGACGCCAGCTAATCCCGAATGAGTGACGATCTGCACGCCCTGGAAGCCTGGGCCGGCGCACTGCTGGCCCAGCTCCAACCAGGTCAGCGCCGCATCGTCACGCGCCGCATTGCCCAGGACTTGCGCCGCAGCCAGGCGCTGCGCATCGCCAGCCAACAAGCGCCGGACGGCGCGCCCTTTGCTGCGCGCAAGCAGCGCAAGAATTTACGGGGCAAGAAAGGGAGAATCAAACGGCAGAAGGCCGCCATGTTTGAGAAGATCCGTACGCTAAAAAATCTCAAAATCGAGCAGGACGAAAACCAGCTATCGGTCGGCTTCTTTGGGCGCGTGGCGCGGATTGCCCGCGTGCACCAGGAGGGATTGACCGACAAAGTCGCAAAAAAAGGGCCGGCATATCACTATCCGGCCCGGCCTTTACTTGGCTTCAGCGCTACCGATCAAGCGTTGATCCGAGATTCATTGTTGCGCCATCTCAACGGATTTTGAGAAAGAATTGTTGCATGTAGCCAATCCGACATGGTCGTTTTAAACTTCGCTCAACCCAACAAGTGCAATCGCATAGTTAAGCGCATTCTGGTATTCATGCCGAGTCTTCCTTGCAAGATTGGCTTGATACGTTAATTCATTTTTAAGTATCCGAATATTGGTGCATGCATCATCGCCAGCTGTATTTAAAAAATATTTGCAAGCATCGTTGACGATTGCTTCAATCTCGGGCTTAACATCAACGCCAAAATCTGCTGTCATTGCCAGCAGTTGAATTTTTCTGACGTATTGCAGAACCAAGCCACAATCGACCTTAGATTGCATTGACGACTTTCAAAAAATATGTCGAAAAAATAACCACAATTCAGCTTTGACATCAGGATGACACAGGTCGATGTTCTTGAATAGTTCACAAGATTTATTAAATAGCATATAGCAATCTTTTGCGACGGCGCAATGTCGCCGCAGTATTCTGTATCGACATCAAAGCCGTTAAAAAAGTTGCGTTACGACATCGACATTCCAATTGGCAATGACCAGTTCGCGACTGGTATCAGGCTTGCCATGCGTGCTGCTAATGTTGTATTTGATATCCAGCCCCATCATCGTAAAGCCGTCAAACACCCGGCGTATATCAGGATGGTCGTTGATGCTGACCATTACCTTACCCTTACAGATCCGCATAAATTCTGCCATCTGTTCGTATTGCTCAATGCCGAAATCGACGCCATAACCTTCAGTCTGCCAATACGGCGGGTCGCAGTATTGAAATGTATGTGGCCGGTCGTAGCGCTGCATGCACTCCAACCACGGCAGGTTTTCTACGTAGGTTCCCGCCAGGCGCAAGCGGGCAGCGCGCAGATTGTCTTCGATTCTGGTCAGATCGATAGCCGGCGCGGTAGTGGCAGTACCGAAGTTCTGCCCAGAGACCTTGCCGCTGAAGGCGTGCTGCTGCAGGTAATAGAAACGGGCGGCGCGCTGAATATCGGTCAAACTCTCCAGCCGCGCATCCTGCTGCCATTTGAATAGTTGCCGGCTGGTGGTCCACCACTCGAACTGCCGCACGAATTCTTCCATATGGTGCTGCACCACCCGGTACAGGTTGACCAGCTCGCCGTTTATATCGTTGATGACTTCGGTGCGCGCCGGCACCGGCCGCAGGAAATACAGCGCGGCGCCGCCGCAGAACACCTCAACATAGCAGTCATGCGGCGGAAAGAGTGGAATGAGTTTATCGGCCAGACGGCGCTTGCCACCTATCCAAGGAATAATCGGACTTGCTTGCACGTACTGCTCCAATGTCAGATGCTCGACGGCATGCTGGTGCGGGGCGCGTGGCTCTCAGGTGGTTCAATGTGCCGCATCGCGGACACTTAATAGAGAGGGCGATGTATTCACCCTCTCCTAATTTTCGGGAACAACTACCACAACGGATTTCTTGCATTTGGGTATACCTGCGCAAATATGATAGCCTTCGGCCTACCTGTACAGGTGGCGCGGCCTTGGCCTTGCTTGCAGGATAGGCTGCTGGCACGGTGGCGCGGTCGAGTGTTATCAGCACCGACCGCGTCGCCGCGTTCTTTTTCCAGACCGGCACTTTAGTACTTCACCTCGCAACAAAACATCCCTTGGCAGTTGGTAACGCGGATATCAACCCGCTACCAGGTGCGCCGAATCCGGCAACCCGGCAACATGCAACGCATGACTGCTGACTACTCCGAACTGCTGCGTTTAATCCTGAATCTGATCCAGATCGGCACCATTGCCGAGATCGATTACGACACCCAGCGCGTGCGCGTCAAGGTCGGCAAGAACGATACCGACTGGCGCCCCTGGAGCACCAGTCGCGCAGGCGATGCACAAACCTGGTTCCCACCTTCCGTGGGTGAACAGGTCATCGTGCTATCGCCCGAGGGCGAACTCACCAAAGCCACGATCTTGCCGGCGCTCTATTCCGACAAATACACATCGCCGTCGACCGACCCAGCACACCACACAACCCGCTACAAGGATGGGACGGTCGTCCAGTACGACAGCGCCGCGCACACCTTAACGGCCACGCTATCGGACGGCACCAGCGTCACCCTGGCGCCGAGCAAAGTCACCTCCAATGCCGAAGATACGGAATGCACCGGCAACCTGCTGGTACAAAAGAATCTGGTCGTTAACCAGAATCTGACGGTCAACGGCATGACAGCCTTAAATGCGGGGATGAACGTCCAAGCCGGCAAGGAAGGTGGTCCGGCGGCGGTGATCCAGGGGATTATGCGCGCCACGGTCGACGTATTCGCCGGCGCCATCAGCCTGCTAAAACACCCGCACGGTGGCGTCAAAAAGGGCGAAGAAGAGTCAGGTGGCCCGAAATGATGAATGCCCGTACAGGCCGCACCATGACGCGGCTGGCCCACATTCGCCAATCCCTGGCCGACATTCTCACGACGCCTATCGGTTCCCGCGTTATGCGCCGCGACTATGGTTCCGAAGTACCGGAGCTGATCGACCAGCCGCTGAACGGCGCCACGGTCCTGCGCATCTATGCCGCGACCGCTTACGCTGTCCTGCGCTGGGAACGCCGCATTGCCTTGACTGGCGTGCAGTTACAACGTGGCGCTGATGGACAGGCCGCGTTGCTCCTGGACGGCGTCACCAATGAACAGAGCGTCCAACTGGATGTGCCTGTCGGCTCAGGGGCGGCATCATGAGCGCCGCTATCGATCTGTCGCAACTGCCGGCGCCGAATGTCATTGAGCCGCTGGACTATGAAACCATCCTGGCCGCACACCTGGTTGACCTGGAAGCGCAAGGCGTGGATCTGGACGAACTGACCGAATCCGATCCTGCCATTAAGGTGGTGCAACTGAGCGCCTACCGTGAGCTGAAACTGCGTCAACGCATCAACGAAGCCGCGCGCGCTTTGATGCTGGCTTACGCGATGGGGACCGACCTGGACCAGATCGGCGCCAACATGGACGTCCCGCGCTTGCAGATCTGGCCGGCAGATCCCGACAAGGGAACGGCTGCCGTCATGGAGGCGGACGAAGACTACCGCCGGCGCATCCAGCTGGCGCCGCAAGGCATGTCCGTCGCCGGCCCAGAAGGCGCTTATATTTTCCACGCCCTGAGCGCGAACGGCCGCGTGCGCAATGCGACGGCCACCAGCCCAACGCCAGGTAAGGTTATCGTCACGATTCTGTCGCATGAGGGCGACGGCACGCCGTCGCAGGAGCTGCTGGATATTGTCGCCACTCGCATGGCACAAGATGGCATTCGCCCGCTGACCGACTATGTTGAAGTCCGAGCCGCGCAAATTGTCCGCTACCAGGTGCGCGCCAAGCTGTACAGCTTCTCCGGCCCAGATCCGACCGTGGTCCTGGCCGAAGCTATCAAGCGCATGCAGAAATATGCCAAGGAAGCGCACCAGCTTGGCCGCGTACCGACCCGTTCCGGCATCGACGCCGCCATTGTCGTTCCAGGCGTTGAGCGCGCCATCCTGAGTACGCCGACCGAAGATCCAGAGATATCCAAGCTGGTGGCGCATTATTGCGAAGACATGCAAATTGAGTACGCCGGCATTTGGGGCAACGCATGAGCAAGAAATTCAAATCCTTGCTGCCGCCGAATTCCACGCCGCTGGAGCGGGCGCTGGAAGCGACCACGGCGCGAATCTCAGACGTACCGGTTCCGCTGCGCACACTGCACAACCCGGACAAGATCGATATCAATCTGTTGCCCTGGCTGGCCTGGCACTGGTCAGTCGATAGCTGGAAACCCTACTGGACGGAAGAGGTGCGGCGCGCCCGCGTGCGCAATGCCATGAAGATCCACCGTCAGAAGGGAACGGCCAAGGCGGTCAAGGATGTGGTGGCGGCCTTTGGCGGCTCCATCCTGCTGCGCGAGTGGTGGCAAAAAACGCCGATGGGCGAACCGTACACCTTCGACCTGGTCATGACGCTATCCGGCGCCGGCGGCCAGTCTGCGACGGCTGAATTTGTCGATGATGTGATTGCCGAGGTCCACCGCACGAAATCGATCCGTAGCCACTTTACGTTTACCCAGGGCATCGAGACACAAGCTGCGATTGCTGTTGTTGGCGCGGCCCGCCCTGTGATTTATGCCCGTTTGAACCTGACTGAAGCAAAGTAAAACTATGCCTGGACTCCAAATCATCATCACCAACGCAGGCCGCGCCGCCTTGGTCAATGCCGAACACAATGGTACGGCGCCGCTCAAGATTACTGAAATCGGCATTACTGCTGCAGTTTTCACCGCCGGCAAAGAAACGATCGCCTTGCCAGGTGAAATCAAGCGCATCAAAACCATTTCCGGCGAAGTCGTTTCGCCCGATACCATCCACGTCACCGTCCGCGACGACAGCAGCGATACCTACACCATACGCGGTATCGGTTACTGGTTGAGCAATGGCGTTCTCCTGGGTGTCTATAGCCAGCCGGAACCGATCTTGCAGAAATCCACGCAATCGATGATGTTGCTGGCTGCTGACGTGGTTTTTGCGGATATCAAAGCCACCTCGCTGACCTTCGGCAACGCCAATTTCACGAACCCGCCTGCCACCGTGGACCGTCAGGGCGTGACCGAACTGGCAACTGGTGATGAGACTGTCGCCGGTACGGATGGCACCCGCGCAGTGACGCCTGCCAGTTTGACGCCTGCCTTGGCGCAGACCATCGCCAAGCACCTGGCGGCAGCCGATCCGCATCAGCAATATCTGACACCGGAACGCGGCAACGCGCTGTATTTCCATAAGCTGCCGGCCTATACCAGTAGCGATACCGATTGCGACACCTTGCTGGATACCGGCGTGCGCGACGTATCGGTCGCCAATGACCGCGGCGTCATCGCCGCCACCAGGCTGCCGATGGGCGCCGATGGCTATGGCACCTTGACCACCGAGAACGGCGGCCAGTTCGTGCACCAGGTCTATACGGAGGCATCGATTAAGCACCGTACCTGGCAGCGAGCCGGCTACCTGGGCGCCGCACAGCCATTTAAAGGCAGTGACTGGAAGCTGTTGTGGGACTCCGTGACGTTTGATCCTGCGTCCAAGCAGGACACGCTGGCTTACAAACCTGCCCAGGCGGTCGGAGACCGGTTGAACAGTGTGATCGTTGCCGATGACCGTGCGACTAGCTACGCGCCAAAGGAGCGCAATCAAGGCGTCTATTTCGACTTTCGAAACAATGATGCCGGCAATCTTTCGGAGGGTGGCGCCCAGCATGGCGTGATCACGTTCCGGCAATGGGGAGCGGACGACGATTTTTCCGGCGGTCCAGCGCATCAACTGGGCTTTACTGCCAATGGCAACCTGTTTCACCGTACCGGCAAAAGCAACGCCTGGGAGAAGTATCAGCGCTTGCTCCACGCAGGTCAGAACGGCACGCTGCCAGATGGACCGATGCCGACGGCGACGGATTTGAATATGCCTCCCCTGGGCTGGTCAACGTACACGCAAGAGGCGACAGCCAATAGGCCAAGCGCCTATGGCCAGGTATTTACTTCATCGCTCACCGGAGCCGCAACGCCCTCGAATGGCAATTGGCTGATGCAACGCGCCATGACGACTGATAACCAGACGCTCACACGGGTCAATATTGGCGCCGGCGCGGATAAATGGAGTGCGTGGGTAGAGGCGTGGACCAGCCGCAATTTCGATCCTGGCAGTAAAGCCACCGGCCCGGGATTTTCTTTGCATTGGTCGGGGCAAGATGGACAGCCGACCTGGATGCTGGGCGGTAACACGCCAGGGGAGATCAATGTCTACAACCCGTCCGCTTTCAGAGTGGCGTATGCGGGCAGTGCCGGCGGCGCATCGAATGCGGAAAACATCAGTAATGGCAATAGCTATATGCGGATGAGCTGGTCCGATCCAGGTGGACAAACAACCTATGTCTGGGGCAGTGACGGCCCAACCGGCGCACGGCTTTGCGCGACCAGCAATCTCAACGTCGGCAATGCGCGGACCTGGAGCGGTTTTCCATTGCGCTTTGCCGAGAATCCGCCAGCCAATCAACCCTATTACGTGCTTGGCATAGAAGCCGGTGCCAGCGTGTTTTCTATCTACAACCGCGCTGCGATGGCCGTGTCATCTAGCGTGACGTCGGTGTATGCCCATCAGCTGACCGGCCAAGGCCTACAACATGGCGGGGTCGGCGGTTACGTTCTGATTAAAAACAAGAGCACCAGCGGCCTGCCGGGTGCATGGGAACAACGCGGCCAGGTCTACGACTATGGGTCGGGTGCGGTGGAAGGTAATGAATCAAGTGCAGTGTTATGGCAAAGGGTAGCGTAATGGTAACGAAGAAAAGAACCAGTTCGGCGGACGTAGTCGTCGATAGCATCGAAGAACAAGCGACGGCACCAGAATTCACTTTGCCGAATCTGCCACCGCCGGTCTTGATCGACTCATTGCCGGCGCCGGCCTTTGTGCCAGCCGAGGAACCGGAACCACCCCACCCGTTCGCCTTTAGCGACATCAAGGATGTGATTCGTCTGCCGATCGGTTTCCAGTGTTCCGTCAAATTTGACGCCTGGGACGATTACGCGACCTTTCTGGCTCGCGCTGACGATATCGAGGAACACGGCCGGGCGATCTATGCAGCATGCGCGTCAATGAAGGTCGCCAAAGTGCCGAATTACTTCCCGACCGATGGCGAGTTGCTGGAGGCCGTGCAAGAGCGCGCCTCTCGTGAGCTGCGCCGCGCCAATGTCGAAGTGACCAAATACCAGGACCGCGTCGACGTGGACGACGCCAGCGCCGCCGATGTGGCGCTGCTGCGTGCCTGGAAAACCTACCGGGTCGGCTTGAACCGCCTATCCGAGCAAGAAGGGTTCCCGCATTCCCTCACCTGGCCGGTCGCACCCGACACTACCACCATTTAATTATTTACCTCATTTACAGGAGAAAAAATGCCTACTGATTACCACCATGGCGTGCGCGTCATCGAAAAGAACGACGGCACCCGCCCGATCCGCACCATCAGCACCGCCGTCATCGGCCTGGTCGCCACCGCCGAGGATGCCGACCCGATTGCCTTCCCACTCGACACGCCGGTCTTGCTGACCAACGTGCCCGCCGCTATCGGCAAAGCCGGCATCAAAGGGACGTTGCGCCGCGCCCTGGACGCCATCGGCGCGCAAACCAAGCCGTTCACCGTGGTAGTGCGCGTGGCCGAGGGCAAGGACGAAGCCGAAACCACCTCTAATGTGATCGGCACCACAACCGCGGCCGGCAAGTACACCGGCATCAAGGCGCTGCTGGCAGCCCAAAGCAAACTGGGGATCAAACCGCGCATCCTGGGCGCACCAGGTCTGGACACCAAGGCCGTGACGAACGCCCTGGTCGCCGTCGCCCAGAAGCTGCGCGGCTTTGTCTATGCGTCGGCACATGGCTGCCTAACGAAAGAAGACGCCGTGCTGTATCGCAAGGACTTCGGCCAGCGCGAACTGATGCTGATCTGGCCGGATTTTGTGAGCTGGGATACCGCCACCAATGCCGACGCCAATATCTCGGCAGTGGCCTACGCCCTGGGCCTGCGCGCCAAACTGGACGAAGAGATCGGCTGGCATAAGTCCCTGTCCAATATCGTCGTCAACGGCCCGACCGGCATTTCGGCGGACGTGTTCTGGGATCTGCAAGATCCAGCCACCGATGCAGGCTTCCTGAACGCCAAGGAAGTCACCACGCTGATTAACAGCGGCGGCTTCCGCTTCTGGGGTTCGCGCACTTGCGAAACGCCGGAATTTTTCTATTTTGAGAACTACACGCGCACCGCCCAGGTGCTGGCCGACACCATTGCAGAAGCGCATATGACCTATGCCGATAAGCCATTACACCCGTCCCTGGCGAAAGACCTGGTCGAGAGCATCAACGCCAAATTCCGTGACCTGGTCAAGCGCGGCTATCTGATCGGCGGCAGCGCCTGGTGCGATGAACAGTTCAACAGCAAGGAAAATTTGAAGAACGGCCAGCTGACCATCGATTACGACTATACCCCGGTCCCACCGCTGGAAAATCTGATGTTCCAGCAACGCATCACTGACCGCTACCTGGCCGACTTCGCCGCTGCTGTTGCAGCCTAACCAATTACAGAAAGAGAGCATCACACCATGGGCATGCCTAAAAAATTGAAACTGTTTAATCTGTTCGATAGCGGAAATTCCTACTTCGGCCAGGTCACGGAAATCACCTTGCCGAAACTGTCGCGCAAGATGGAGGAATACCGCGCCGCCGGCATGACCGGCCCGGTATCGGTGGACTTCGGCAATGAGGCGATCACGCTGGAGTGGACAGCCGGTGGCATCCTGATCGATGCCTTGCTGCAGTACGGCGCCCGCAGTCACAACGCCACCCAGCTGCGCTTCTCCGGCGGCTATGAAAATGACGATGACGGCACTGTGTCAACCGTGGAAATCGTCGTCCGCGGGCGCCACAAGGAAATCGATATGGGCAGCGCCAAGTCGACAGAAGAGACGAACCAGAAATACAGCACCGCTTGCAGCTATTACAAGCTGACCATCGACAACAAACCGATCTACGAATTCGATTTCGTCAACGGCGTCGAGAAAATCGGCGGTGTGGACCGCAACGCGGATCTGCGTCGCGCTATCGGCCTGTAAGCCAGGTCAAGAACAACCCCAACCCCTTTTTATTTTTTTACTTTTAGGACCACACCATGAAAAACACATCTACCGTTTCCAAGACCGCCATCTCCAAGTCGATCACTCTGGACGAACCGATCAAGCGCGGCGACGACTTCATCAGCGAAATCACCATCCGCCGCCCGAAAGCGGGAGAGTTGCGCGGCGTGTCTCTGATGGAGCTGGGCAATCTCAGCGTGGCCGCCTTGCAGACCGTCTTGCCGCGTATCACACAACCGACCCTGACCGCGCACGAAGTCGCCGGCATGGACCCGGCGGACTTGACCGAGATCGGCGCGGAGGTTGCCATTTTTTTGGTGAAGAAAGCCGATCGGCTGGCGGCCTTCCGGACCGAGTAGAAGATCCGATGGCGGATATTGCGGTGGTGTTTCACTGGCCGCCGCAGGCCATGGATGAGCTGGAAGTATCGGACTTGATGGCCTGGCGCGAACGCGCCAGGGTGCGCAGCGGCGCTGAAGAATAGGAAACTAGGATGAGTGAGAAGCAATTGCGGCTACAGGTGGTCTTCGCGGCGCTGGACAAGCTGACCGGTCCCCTAAAAAAAATCACCGGCGAGTCGTCCGCCCTGGGCAAAGCCATCAAGGCCAATAACGACAGGCTGAAGGAACTGAACGCCCAGCAAAAAGATGTTGGGCGCTTCCGCGAACTGAACGCCGGCTTGCAGGCCAGCTCCGGCAAGCTGCGCGAGACACAACAGCAGATTGCCGCCCTGGCGCAGAGGATGCGTCAAACGGAGGAACCCACGCGCGCCATGACCCGCGAATGGAACGCCGCCGTCAAATCCGCCAGCGCCTTGAAACAGGCCGGCCAGCGGCAAGGCGAACAAATGCAGATCCTACGCACCCGCTTGTCCGGCGCCGGCATCGATACGCGCCAGCTCGGCACGGCACAGACCTGGCTGAAAAACAGCATCGCCTTTACCAATGCCGAATTAACAGCACAACAGAAGAAGCTGGCCGCAGTCGGCGCGCAACAGCAAAAAATTGCTGGCGCCCGCCAGCACGCCGACAAGCTGCGTACCACCGCCGGCAATGTCGCTGCTGCCGGCATCGGTGCGACTGTCACCGGCGCCGCCGTGGGCGCGCCCTTGGTCACTGGCTTGAAAGAGGCGAAGCACTACCAGACTGAGAAGGGCCGCATTACTGCCCTGGGCCTGGGACCGAAGGTCAGCGCCGACGCCGAGAGCTACGCCCGCAGCATGCAGACCTACGGCACCAGCCATGCCGAAAACCTGGAGCTAGTGCGCGACAGCATGTCCGTGTTTGGCGATCTGCCGCACGCGCAGATGGTCGCGCCCATGCTGGCGAAGATGAAATTTGCAAATAAAGCGTTTTATGGCGAGGAAGCCGGCGGCGAGAACGAACGCAAGTTCATGGACATGCTCAAGGTCATCGAGGTGCGCGGCGGCACGGCCAGCTCGGAGAAATTCCACGAACAGGCCAACATGGTGCAGAAAGTCATTTCCGCCACGGGCGGCCGGGTCGGTCCTACCGAGTGGCTGAACCTCATCAAGACCGGCGGCATCGCTGCCAAGGGCATGGACGAAAAGTCGTTTTACTACGAGCTGGAGCCGCTGGTGCAGGAGCTGGGCGGCTTTGGCGTCGGTAACGGCCTGATGTCTAGCTATAACAATCTGTACCAGGGACGCACCAGCAAGCGGGCCGCAATCAATCTGGACAAGCTGGGCCTGATTGGCGATCACACCAAGGTCGTGCCGGACAAGGTCGGCCAGACCGCCCAGCTGAACCCCGGCGCGCTGCTGGGCTCGGACCTGTTCAAGAAAAGCCAATTCGAGTGGATGGAAAAGGTCTTGTTGCCACAGTTGGCAAAAAACGGCATTACCGGCAAAGACAAGATCCTCGATACCATCGGCAGCCTGTTTACCAATCGTAAGGCCGGCGACCTGATGGCGAACATGTACCTGCAGCGCGCCCAGATCCACAAGAATCGGAATTTAAACGAAGGCGCCTACGATGTGGACCAGCTGGAACCGCTGGCCCGCGAACAGGCCGCCGGCAAGGAAATGGACGCGCATGCCAAGCTGGCCGACCTGCAATTGACCATGGGCGAAAAAATCCTGCCGCTGTATTCCAGCGCCATCGAGACCGTAACGAAAGCCCTGGAAAGCCTGAACGGCTTCATGGAGCGCAACCCGGCCACGGCCAAAGCGATGATTGTCGGTTTCGGCATACTCGCCGCCATCCTGGTGGTGCTGGGGCCGTTGATGCTGAGCCTGGCCGCCTTGATCGGTCCCTATGCCATGTTGCATGTGCTGTTCGCCAAGATGGGCGTCTCCGGCGGCGTACTCACGCCGATCTTACGCGGCATTAGCGGCGGCTTGATGACGGTCGGCAAAACCGTCTTGTGGCTAGGTCGCGCCTTGCTGACGAACCCGATTGTGTTGCTGATTACCCTCATTGCGGTATTGGCCTACCTCATCTATAAAAATTGGGAACCCCTGAAGGCTTTCTTTAGCGATCTGTGGGATGGCATCACCGAGCGGTTTAATCGTGTATGGGAAACCATCAAGACCTTTGCCGGCGGCCTGTGGGCGGATGTGAAAACGGCATTCGACGGCGGAATCGGCGGCGTCAGCGAGTTAATCATGAACTGGTCGCCGCTGGGACTGTTCTATAAGGCATTTGCCGGAGTCATGAGCTGGTTCGGTGTGGAGCTGCCGGGGACATTTACCGAGTTCGGCGCCAACATCATTCAGGGTCTGGTCAATGGGATTTCGTCCGGCTTCGGTTTCTTGAAGGAGAAGATCAAGCAGCTGGCGGGGATGGTCGGCATGACCTTTGCGAAGGAGCAAGAGATCCACAGCCCTAGCCGAGTCTTTAGCCGATTCGGTGGCTTCATCACTGAGGGGCTAGCGCTGGGTATTGAGAACGGACAGGATGCGCCGATCAACCAGGTCAGCGGTCTTGCCAAGCGGCTGACCCAGCTCGGCGCCGGCATCGCCATCGGTGCGACGGCCATGCCGGCGCTGTCCTTCGATACGCGCCCACCCATTGCGCCGCGTACCGCTGGCGCCGACGTCGTGGTCCAGGGCGACACGATCCAGATCATCGTTCAAACACAGCCTGGCATGGATGACCAGGCCATTGCCCGCGCCGTCATGCTGGCGATGGAACAGCGTGACCGGGAAAAATCAGCTCGGCTTCGCTCCAGCCTGTCCGACAATCACTACTAAGGATTTTTATCATGATGATGGCCCTGGGCATGTTTGTCTTTAGCCTGCCGACCCTGGCTTACCAGGAGCTGCAGCGCAAAACCGATTGGAAGCACCCGAGTACGTCGCGAGTCGGCGCCCGTAACGCCCGCCAGTACACCGGCAAAGGCGACGACACGATCACGCTGTCCGGCTGGATCGCGCCGGAGCTGACCGGCAGCGGGTATTCGCTGGATGCCTTGCGCCTGATGGCCGATACCGGTAAATCGTGGATTCTGATTGCGGGAACCGGGCGCATCCTGGGGTCCTACGTCATCACCGGCATGACCGAGGGCCGCACGGTGCTGGGACAGGACGGCGACGCCGGCAAGATCGAATTCTCCATCACGCTGGAGCGTACCGACGAATCGGTACTTGGCTTGCTGAACACTCTGGGCGACCTGGGCAGCATCAAGAACATGCTCAGTCTGGAGGGCATCAGCAACAGCGCTAGCAACGCGATCAATACCGGCGTATCGACGTTTAATAATGTCGCCAACAGTGTGCGGAGCCTGTTCTGATGAACTACCCGATCCCTGCTTTCAAAATCACGCTGGACGGCCAGGACATTACGGGGAAATTCGCGCCACGCCTGGTCAGTCTCGACCTGACCGAGTGCCGTAGCGACAGCGCCGACGAACTGAGCATTACCCTGTCCGATACGGATGGCCAGCTCGCGATACCAAGCAAGGGCGCCAGGATCAACGTCCAGATCGGCTGGCAGGAAACCGGCTTGGTCGACAAGGGCGTATTTACCGTTGATGAAATCGAGCACAGCGGCGCGCCGGATGTGCTGACCTTGCGGGCCAGGACGGCCAGCCTGATCGATACTTTCCGCCAGCCCGTCGAGCGCAGTTTCCACGACACGACCCTGGGCGCGGTGATTGAGGTGATCGCGTTTCAGCAGGAGCTGAAAGCCGGAATTGCCGAGGCGCTACGGAGCGTAAAGATTGCGCACTTGGACCAGACCCGCGAGAGCGACGCGGCATTCCTGCGCCGGCTTGGGAAGAAATACGATGCTGCCGCGACCGTGAAAAACGACACGCTACTGTTCATGCCGGCGGGCCGTAGCAAGACGGCGTCGGGCCGCGATCTGCCGCTGATCCGCATCACGCGCAACCTGGGCGACAGGCATCGCTACCACAGCGCCGAGCGCGATAGCTACAGCGGCGTGCGCGTGTTCTGGCATGATGACCGGCACGGCCTGCGCCGCAGCGTCGTAGCCGGCACGCCAGGCAACAGCAAGCGGCTGCGCACGACCTATGCCAATGAGGCCGACGCCCGCGCCGCTGCCGTCGCCGAGTGGCAGCGCATCCAGCGCGGCGCCGCAACCTTGGAATTATCACTGGCAATTGGCGACCCGGCGCTGATGCCGCAATCGCCTGTGGAAGTCGTCGGATTCAAAACCGATATCGATAATCAGGACTGGCTGACGGCCAAGGTCCGGCACAGCATCAGCGACGCCGGCTTTACCAGCGTCATCGAACTGGAGACACGCACCGAGGAAGCTGAAGTCGAGCGCGAGGATGAGGTCGACCGAGATCCCGGCATTACCGGCGTGTACGCCAAATGGCGCAACGTCGCCACGAAGAAGACCGGCCAGGAATTCGCACCCTCGACCGGCAAGGGCAAGCATACGGCGCCGGCCGCCGGCGCGACAGCCAGCACAAAGACATTGCAGCATGTCTACGCCAACAAGCAGACCGCCGCACGCGCCGCAAAACTCGAATGGGGAAAGATTCGGGAGCGGCGCGAGATCATCAAAGAAAACAGCGAAGGTCAGTAGTGTCGCTGCTGCTAGGTCAGCAAGAAACAAGGGGAATAGCTTGCAGTATCTCGAAGTCATCTAAAAACACTACCGCATATTTATACAAGTAAGCAATCGGCTGTGCGCTCAGCAAAACTTGCGTGGGTAAAGATTCAGGAACGACTGGAAATAATCTCGGAAAACGCCAGCGAGGGGTGATTTTTTTATCAGCAACCTGTATCATCCCGCTCCCGGTTGTTTTACCGGTCTTCCCCTTGCAACGCAATTTCTTCTTACGTTTCGACTTATCGACGGCAACCCTGAATGAAACGGTCAGGCGGGACAGACGTCGCCTGCTTTTATAGAGGGTCCTTTTTTTTACCGCCGATTTTATTTACTATTTTTCCGCTCGATATCGTGCCGTGATTAGTGCCACCTTGAATTACTTGGGCATTCTTCCCCGTAATCGTATGGACGAGTTGTGCTTGTTTTTCGCGCACGGCAGTGGATGGATCAGTCCCCAAGCCGTCAACCATTCCGAGTACGCTAACTTTCCCTCGGATATCGAGGCATCGATATCCCCGCAGTAATTCGTCTTCATCCGTCGACAGTTCCGCTGATGACACCTTACCCGTCAGCACGTATTGGACATCCACACCCGCTGCCGCGACAAGAGCGAGATAGTCCCAATCGGGGCTTCTTTTGCCAGCTTCGTAATTAATTTGAGAAAGCCGTTGGACCCCGCCAGCCGCCGCCATCGCGTCTTGGCTCAGTTCTAATCTCTTTCTTTCTTCTCGCAGCCTATCGCCAAATGAATTCATTTATTTCCATTTTCTATTTACATGTATACGATTGCATACTAAAATTGAGGCAATCCTAGTCACTACACATCATATCACCATGCAAATATTGCCAAAAGATAGACGTCTTCCCAATGGAACGATTTCCATGCCACGCAACGTGCGCATCACGACCGATGAAATGGTTGAGATCAAGCAGTACGCTGCCAACGAAAAGAAATCACATACCTGGTTCTTGCGCGTCATGGTCTTGCGCGGCCTTGAAAGCTACAAGCGCGAACTAGCCTTTAAATCACAATAATCGATCTCGCATGAGAGTCATCAGCATTCCTTGCCCGCATTGCCGCCACCGCGTGCGCGCTGCTAAAAGCCGCACTATGTCCGAGCTGATGAAAGAGATCACGTACATGTGCCAGAACCCTGATTGCGGTCATAGCTTCGTCGCCAGCCTAGAAGTGCTGCGCACCTTGTCTATGTCGGCAATCCCGAATCCTGATATTCGTATCCATGTTTCCCAACATGTCCGCAACGCTTGTGCCAATCAGTTGGCGCTATTCAAGAATGATTGAGGCACGCATGACTACCTTCTGCATCTTGGCTCCACCGTAATCCTCCGCTAGTTCGTTTCGCCCCTCCCGTTGCACCCTGCAATGCCTGATTTCAGGCATGCGGGATTCGTTCACCCTGAAATAAGGAAATCACTATGCAAAACACCATCACACTACTTTGGCTCGGCCTCGGTTTCACCATCGCCGACCGCGTCCAGGTCGATCAATTGAACGATTGCGTATTCAACGAGTGGCTGCAAATCCCACTGGAAAGCAGGCGCGATCTGGCGCTTGTGGTGACAGATGAAGATGATTTTTCAGCCGCCTTTGCCGGCACCGCAGTTGACGGCTTCCGGTTCATCTTCCTGCAAGACTGCAAGATCGATCCTCTGGTCGCATTTTCTGGCATGAGCTTCAACGACCTCCGTGCAATGCCAACCTGTAATTACACCAATAACAGCCGGGGCAAGCTGGTTCACTACGCCCGCAAGTACGTCTACAAGACGATTTTCAGACAACCTAGATATATCTTCGAACCAGCCGAGGCGCTTTGATCATGGCCGCGCAAACGACTCTCACCATGATAAAGCGCATCACGGTGAATCCAGCAGTAACGCGTCGGCACTCAGATCCGACCGTAGGGATGTACACCACGCAAGAAGTTAATTTCCATTTTCATGACGACAGTCTGCACACGCTGCGTCTTCATCTTGATGCCGGTCTGAACGCGCTGGCTATGGGCGAATTGATTACCAATAAAGAGGTGACAGCATGAAAAAATTGAAAAACATTCTTCTCGACCTGGGCGTGATCACGCTCGGCTGCCTTCTCATGATGGCGGGCCCATTGCTGCAAGCCACCGGCGTCATTGGAGGTTAAACCATGGCGACCCGCTCCCAACAAACGCACCAGGACATTGCGTACACACACCTGACACACGCCTACATCATGCTGGCCGGCGACAAGGAAAGTGTGCGCGCTGGCCGTTGGAATGGCATCCCGCCGCGTGACCGACAGATGCTGGCGCACATGGCCGGCATTGGCAGCAAGAAGGGTGACACCACCTTGCAATCGCTGAACGCCCTGGAGCGCGGCAAGCTGCATTTCGAAGCCCGCCGGCTTATCAAGCAACTTGAAATCGTCCTGCGCTGTGCGCAAGGCGGCGAGTTGCCCAGCCAGTTTCCGGCAGCAGGTCACGAATCGGACGGTATCGCTGCATGAGCTATCGTTTCTATTCCTCCGAGGCCATCACCGGCTTGCCCAAGCGAATGGGCCGCGCCCTGCGCGACCTGTTCGCCCGCGACGGTTACGAAAAGCACGAACACAAGGTCGATGTCATTGATGAGATCTGGTCTGCCGACCATTTCATTTTGCCGCCAGATGCGCCAGATGAGGCGCTGTATCGCGCCGCCGACACTGCTGCCCGCGCCTGTTACCAGTTCTGTGCCGACCTGCAATCACTTGACGCGATTGTGTCAGCCATTCATGAACACTGCGACCGCCACGGCGTTGCCGCGCCAGCCGGTAAAGAAGAAGCCGAAATCATCCGCCGGGCGCTGGACAAGGCTTGGTGGCTGCGCGGCATCCGCAAGGCCCATGCGCGCCGCTGCGAACATATGGCGATCCGCCTGGGCTTTACTCATTTCAAGGCCGGTGCTTATGTTAGCAATGAGACAGCCTATCGTCAGCAGCGTCGTAATAAGCAGAATGCCAAGCTGCTGGCCTCCATAGAGATACAGAACGAAAACGGTCAAATCTATAACCTGGAAGCGTTAGCCGCCCTCGGTACGGCCAACAAGTCCATTCGGCACAGTGAATTGATGACACGGATTCGGGGCTTTGAAGAAATCGCCTTCGACCTGGGTCATGTCGGCATCTTTGCCACCATCACTGCCCCGAGTAAATACCATGCTGTCCTGAGCAAGAGCGGCGAACCTAACCCGAAATACAAGGCATTTGGCGAACCCACACCGCGTGATGCGCAAGCCTATCTGTGTGACGTGTGGAAGAAGATCCGTTCCAAGCTGCACCGTGACGGCATCCATGCCTACGGCTTCCGTATTGCTGAACCGCACCATGACGGCTGTCCGCACTGGCACATGCTGATGTTCGTCGCGCCCGAACACCTGGAGCGCTACGAGAAAGTCATGACGGCTTATGCCATGCGTGAAGATGGTGATGAATGCGGGGCCAAGAAGAACCGTGTCAAGCTGGTCCGCATCGAAGCTGGCAAGGGTACTGCCGCTGGCTACATTATCAAGTATGTCACCAAGAACACCGATGGCAAGAATCTGGACGAACACCATGTCATCGAAAATGGGCAAAAGCATATTCTGGTGGAAGACCTGGTCGGCGATGAACTGATCAAACCTAGCCAGCGTGTGTGCTATTGGGCGCAGACTTGGGGCATCCGGCAATTTCAGCAAGTCGGCGGCGCGCCTGTCGGTCCCTGGCGCGAGTTACGGCGCGTCAAAAGCGAAAGCATCCTGCATGCACCGGAAGCAGTGAAATCGGCGTGGCAGGCCGCGCAGAGCATCAAGGCCACGGAAATCAATGTGGTCGATGGCAAGCGTGTCAAAACCGTCAAGACCATCAAGCAAGCCTCTTACCGCGATTACCTGCTGGCCCAGGGCGGCCCCACGGTCGGGCGCAAGGGCCTGGTCAAGATCGCCACGCGCAGCACCGTGGTCGAAGGTAAGTACGCAACCTATGAGATGGACAAGCCGTGCGGGATTTATCACGCATGGAATCCTCACGCGGTGTACGAATCGGTCCGTTATCAGTGGACGGTCGTCGGCGCCGCCAAGGCTGTGGCTTTTGATCTACCTTGGACTGGTGTAAATAACTGTACGAAAAAATCTAAAAAGAAAATTTCTACTTCGGTTTTAACGCCGGAAGAAATAGCAGCAACAGCCGTTCGGCTTGCTGATTTCATCGAAAAAAATCCACAACCAGCTTATCAGCCGACCGACTGGTCGGCGATAGATAAAAAATCGAAAGACCTAGAACGGGAAACAGACAAATTTGCCACCGCGATGAATGCGCAGTGTGAAGAGACGCGCCGGCAGGAAGCCGCCGCTTACGAAAAAAACGACATGGCGGCACGCAAGCGTCTTGTCACGTCCTGGGCCGCTCTCGGCGCCTGCCCATATCCACGAATTTTTATTACTGAAAGGGACCTATGAAAATCTCAATGTATCTGTGCCTGACCATTTTGTTGATCTGTGCGTATTTCGGCCTTGGCCGGTTGGTTCACGTGATTTTCCGCACCTCATTGGTAGCAACCATCGGATGGTCGGCCGTTGGATTTTTAGCCTTGATGCATGGCATGCTTCAAGGGGCTTTCTATAGATAAGACATTCCTCTCGAGCGTGGTAAATAATTTATTGAAGAAAATCGCAGAAAAGGAAAAATGCAAATGAATCAACGGTTTATTCGGTTGCCTGAAGTACTGGGAATTGTTGGTCTTGGCAAGACCGTGGTTTACGGAAAAATCAAGGAGGGGACATTTCCACGCCAGGTAAAGCTTGGACGTATATCCGGTTGGGTCGAAGCAGAAGTGCAGGCATGGGTCAATTTGCAAATTCAACGGAGCCGAGGCAATTTTTCATAATATCAATCAGTTTGATAAATCTGAATTTGATCTATGGAAACGTGATTGATCGCGTATGCTTCAAGTTTGGTTGCCATGTGACATGAGTGAATTAAAGGCTGCATATTGCTTCTTTGGGGGGCTCAATTGATGATTGAGCGACTGAAATCATACTGAGCAACTACCAATCGCTGAGATATGTTAATGTTAATGCAAGTTGTAAATTGCCCAAAGTAAACAAAAAGTAGCCTTATAAATTACAAACAATAGTGCTATCTTTAAGGTATCATCCACTTTCTTATGCCGATACGACCACGTGCGAACCTTACGCCGGCCCCTGAAGACTTGGGGAGTCTGGAAGACAAAGATCGGTACATATATGGTGGACCCGTATATTCGTTGCAGGACGTCAAAGATTTTGTAAGCCAAAAAAATACAGATGCTATCAACATTGTTACGGCGAAAGCGGTGTCAGATCTACGCCATGAACTTCGCTGGGATCTGCGGGATATTTGCGGATTTATAAATTGCTTGGAGCGCTGTCATTATCGATACTCGCAGTGGTGTTATGCGTCAGCAAAAGCCACAATTCCTTATGCCGCAGACGTGTACATAATGGGATATAACAGAATTCGTAAACTAGAATGGCAGGAGGAAAATCCATGGAACTATTTCAAATTTTCTTATAGTAGCGCTGGAAATACGATTGAAATTTTTTCGATCCATCCCGAGAAAAAGTAGTTGTTAAATTTAATGGAGAATTTTTGATGAACACCTCAAAGCGTATTGCATGCAAATATTGTGATGCAGGACGTATGGTTGAAGTGAGCGTTGATGAGCACATAAAGAGCGGTCGTGCGAAGCTAGTCGTTAAAGGTATATTGCAGTGGCAATGCGATGTATGTGAGTCGGTCATGACGGACGCCCAACAGTACACGCATAACGAGAAGCTTGTTCGCGATGCTGAAAATCATAAGGCCGGATATATAACTCCAGCGATGTTACGAGATTTTAGAGAAAAATATTCGTTGTCGCAGAGGGAGGCTGGTCGCCTCATCGGTGCAGGGAAAGGCGCATTTGGCAAGTATGAGTCTGGGCATCACTTGTCTACTCCTACTGCGAAGCTTATTCGCGTGGCTTTGGCTGTGCCTGAAGCCGCACGCTATTTAGCAGTCGAAGAAGGGGTTAGTATTTCGTTGCCTACATTGGATGATATGTGGGATGAAAATGAACGCCCATTTTCTAAGGTAACGTTGATGCTACTGAATTCAAATGATTCGTTCATTGAGGCTGCCAACATGGCAGAGTTCCGAGAGAGTGAATCTACTTGGAAGACCTCACGAATGATGGAATGTGCATGAAACTAAGTCCATTCCAGCTTTTGCATAGTCGGCTTATAAAGATTCACGTTGATGAAAATCCCGTAAATCCTTTTCATAAGGAAGGGGTGAGCGTAATTCGTAGGCCAAAGGATATGTTTGAAATTGAGCAGTTCGCTCAGATCAAGCTGCAATCTCAAGACTCTAAAAAGAGTTCTGCCGAAGATGAGTCCAACGAAAAAATCTACTTTGCCATACTCGGTTTGAGAACAACGGATGACTCTGTTAAGCAAATTCCGTATTCATTTGAAATTGTTATTTCTGGGGTCATTCATGCGGAACCAATTGAAGGAAAGACCGACGCTGAAAATGCCGATTCGGCGGCACAATATTCATATAGCCTCCTTTATGGACAAATGAGAGAGACGCTTTCCAATTTGACTTCTCGTATGAAGTGGGGGGCTTTTATCTTGCCGACAGTTAGCTTTATGGATGCTAAGTTTCCTCAAAAAAATGATGAAATAGTGCGAAAAGCTGAGCAATGATCAAGCTTGGCACCATACACAACAACGTACTACCGACGTATACGTCAAAAAGGTAGTCGTTAACGAGGTCATGGCTGATTTATAGTGTCCAGTTTTTTTATGATTTTTTCAGGTATTTTGTCAATCCAATCCGCCCACGCTTGCATCATCTGTCGTCGCTCTGCTATATATTCGGCGTGATTGTAGGCAGCTTTCGTCCTGTTGTCTTCGGCGTGCGCAAGCTGTCGTTCAATCCATTCCGTGCGATAGCCCATCTCATAAAGCTGCGTGGAAGCAGTGGCGCGGAAATCGTGACCAGTCCATAGCCCGGAGCTGTAACCCATATTTTCTAGTGCACGGTTGATCGTGGTCGCACTCATGACGTCGTCAGGGCGTCTAAAATTTGGGAATAACCAATTGCCGGCGCCCGTAATTTTTCTCAATTCTTCCAATATAGCCACGACTTGCTTGGGCAATGGTACAGAGTGTACCCGCCGCATTTTCATGCGCTCGGCGGGAATTTTCCACTCTGCAGCTACCAGGTCGAACTCAGCCCACGACGCTTTACGTAATTCCACTGTGCGAACGAACGTATAGAGAATGAGGCGCAACGCAAGAACCGTTGTTCGGTTGCCTCCGTATTGCCGGACCCTGGCGAGGAAATCGCCAATTTCGTCCTCGGACATAGGTTTGCTGTGATTGATCTTTCGGCGATGGAGTGCGCCCGCGAGTGCAGCAGCTGGATCGCCATCGGCACGCAACGTCACAACAGCTCGGCGGAATACAGCTGAACACCACTGTCTTAGCTGGATCGCATACGACGCTGCGCCACGTTTTTCCATCGTTTGTAGAATATCGAGTAAGTGCGCAGCGGTCACATTTCGAATTGGCAAGCGGCCGATTTTGGGGAAAACGTTTTTCTCAAATGCGCTTGTCATCTGCTTAAGCGTATAAGGCACAACTTTGGTGGCCTTTATCTCTAGCCATTCTCGAGTGATCGCTTCAAAGGTATTTGCGCGTGATACCGCCTGCCGTAATTTCTCGGTATTCTTTTCGTGCGTTGGATTGATCCCTTGCTTGACCAGTTCACGGGCGCGCTCCCGTTCGCGGCGGGCTTCGGATAGCGAAACTGCGGGGTATTCCCCGATAGTATAGAGGCCATCTTTATCCGGTGTCAGCCAATACCGGTAGCGCCAGAATTTTGCGCCAGAAGGTCGAACTTGAAGGAATAGACCGCTGCCGTCTTGTAATGAATAAGGCTTGTCGGTCGGTTTGGCGTTGCGGATTTTGGTGTCTGTGAGTGATGGCAT